TTTGCCATAGCTTTTTCTTCAATTTCTTCAGTAGCAGAACTCAGACTATCGTGAACAGCTTTTTCTTTAACTTTAACTTTAGCTTCAGCTTCTTGTTTCTTTTTAGCATCAGCAACAGATTCTTCCTTTTTACGGGCATCTTCTTCTTCTTGTGCTTTCTTTTCAGCTTTTTCTTCAGCTTCTTCTCTAGCTCGCAATTGAGCTTCCTCATTTGCTTGTTTAGAGTTATCGTCATTTTTATTTACTAGTGGAATATCTTCTATTCCTGAACTTTCTTTTGTATCTTCTAAAGACTTAATAAAAGCAACGCTAACAATTCTAGCATTTTTGCCAAACAATTCAATAGCTTCATCATCTTTAACGCTATCCATAACGTAAAGCTCATAACCTTCTACAGTTGCAAGCTCTTCCCAATCCCCTTCTTCTAATACCAAAAACTTTTCAGGATTCCAGCCATTCTTTTCAAGCCAAGCTTTTTCAGAATCTGGAAGATCTACTGTCACATTTTCTTGTTCCGGTACATCTGGAGCTTGTTTCAATTCTTCTTCTATTTGCTTTTTCATTTTAGCAACTTTAAAAGAAGAATATGTGGTAGTCATAGCTTGCCAATCTTCGCTTTCCATTTCAGCCAACTCTTTACCAGTAAATACTTTACCGTCTGGAGTAATTATAGATGGAGTATCGTCAATCTCATGATATTCCAAGCCATTCTTTTGAAGAAATTCAAGTCTAGACTTAAACTTATCTTTTGTATCGAGTTTAGAAACAGTCGGTATATCAACATTTGGCGAAACATCAGCAACTTTTTGAATATCAGATTTATTTTCTGGTACTTCTGGTGCTTCTTCTTTTGTCTCAAGATGTTTATTCATCCATTCTATTTTAACAACCTTAGCGCCTTTGCCAAACGATTTCTCACCTCTAGGAGAAATAGTATAAATGTAATTTTGGTGACCTTTAATTTCTTGTAAAGGCTTTACTTCTTCTTTGGATAAAATAGTCCAAAGTTTAGTGTCCCAATTCAACATTTCTAAGTAATCTTTAATGCTCATATCTTTCATAACGTAAATATTTAGCTAGACTTTCAAAAGTCTAGCTTTGTTTGTGATTTAATTTTTTTAACCTTAATAGTCTTTTTAGGTTTAGGCTCCCATCTAATTACTAGATGCTTATATATTTCCCTAAACTTACCTGACTTAACAAATCGGACATTGTATGTATATCTATTCGATTTGATTATTGCAACTTGTTTACCGTGTACTAAGTAAATTCTAGCGCGTTGTTGGCTAGACATTGTTCTTTTTTTTATCTATACATTTTGGACAAGACACATGACTTAAATTTTCAATGCTTGCCCAATTAAAGGCAAGCATTGGAGTACCACAAAGCGTTGTACTTTGTCCTGAAATACTTATGTGTATTTCGTCGGACCAAACAGCTCCTTTGTTTCCGTAAATATCTTCATTTTTATTCAAATGTTCTTTTTCAATTTTATTCAAATATTCTTCTGGAATATTCAAACCATAATTTTCAAGATCCATTTTAAGAATGTTGTCTATTGTAGGATAAAACTTTGTTACCCAATCAAGCTCGGCAACAAAATTATAATTTCTGTCAAAACCTAACGCAGTCTCATGAGTAACACGAGTTCCTTTAGGAACAGTAATGTTTCCATAGTCTCTAAACTTTACAGTATAATCTTTTCTAGTAACCATATCTTCTAGGTCTTAAATTCACAGTAAATTCTTTGTGCTTTTTAATTTGTTCTATATCTCTAAATCCATATCTCCAAAACAATATGTATTTTGGAATATCAATACCTTGTAAATTTCTTACAACGGTTCCTTGAGTACTTACATGAAACTTAAAATAAGCTCCTGTTGGCTGTCTTTTTCTTCCTTTTGTTTCTTTTTTCATAACTATAGTAACATGTTTGTTGATACTTCCTCTACGTAAAGTTCTCCTTCTAATAGACAACCTTGAGTTTGCATTATGTTGCTGAGGTTAAAGATATCATCAGTTGTAATAATTTTATTTTCTTTTTTCGCTTGAGCTTGACAAATGTTTATGTATTCATCTTTGCTTGTAGCTATTCCAATTAAATCTCTACTGGCAAAGCTGTGCCAGGAGTCTGTCTTGTAAACTATAAATACTTTCATAAATTTTAAATTAAAAACGCCCTCCGATTAGAGGGCGTTGATTAAAAATCGATGTGTTCTATTTCATCAAAAAATTCCCCAATGTCTTTACAATGAGTCAAATCAATTTCACGACAATAGTCATTTCCTGTGTTTACATGTTCGATGCGAATTATCTTACACATAACACCAGTGCCTGCACGATTAAAAGTAACAGCAGGCAAAAGCATTTCTCCAGTAAGCCTAAAATTAGCAAATTTTTTATGCTCCATAAGCTTGATTAAATTGTTAGACATTGAAGCTCCATTAGGAACAATAGCAAGTAACCTTGCTCCTTTCCTAGATCTTTGCCTCATATGCAATAAAGCTTTTTGAATATGTTCAGCAGCTTGTCTGCTATTTTTCCCAAACGGTGGATTCATAGCTATAAAATCAAACTTGTTTACCAATGGCAATTCTTCAAATTCCATATTCTCGTGTCTGCCTACACAATTAATAGTCATTTGAGAAAACAACTCTAAGCTCGGCTCCACATATACATTACTTGTAGTACCTGGGAACCATCTTCCGATTGCACCGTGGCCAACTGAAGGTTCTAAACCATCTTCGTCTGGTTGAGGATCTAGCCATTGAACCATTTTATAACCTAATGGTTCAGGAGTAGCAAAATAATCTTTGCCTTCTGCCGATTTATTTTTGGCATTCTTTTTACCTCTAGAAAAATAATAGGTCTTTGTTTTATCAAAATCTGATATTTCTATTAAAGCTCTATCATTTTCTTTACCGCCTACACCTTGTTGAAGATTAGGCTTATCCATTGTAACATTCACATAACCTTCTTTAAACGCTGTCTCTAAATCTCTAGCAAGGTTACCCATTGCAAGATTCTCTGCAGTCTTAGCACGTTCAGCAATTTTAGTTGCAAATGCTATCTTTTCAAAGTTTGTATGTATCACAGGGTATTCAAACATCGCGTTACTCTTTAGTCCGCTTCTGTATATTCTACCTTCTGTCTGAATTGCTTCAGTAGGCGCTACTGGCAATGAAAGATTAATTAATACTCTGGGCTTACCGTCTTGATTGTCATGCAAAGAGATGCCTTCTTTACCTGCTTTAGACTGTATAACAATTAAATCATATCCAGAATTATCATCGTTAAACAATTCTTTGTTCTTCTTCTTTTTCTTTTTGCTAATCGTTCCATTAAACTCTAGCATATCTGGAAACCGTTCTTTAATTGTTGCTCGGCAATTATTTAAACCTTCTAAAGAAAGATTAGCATATTCTGGATATTCACTGTACCACTCATTTATTTCTCTTTTTAATGGTTGAACATATCCTTTGTCGTCTTTTTTTGTCAGTTTATCTGCATCAAATCTAAATGGATGCTCTACAGTAGAATGATTATAACTATGAAACACAACTACTTTTCTCCCCAAGTCTAAATGCTGCTGGATTCTGTCAAGTATTTCCTTAGCTTTTATTGCTTCTAAAAGCTGATTGACATAAATGTAATTGTATTTCTTTTTGATGATCAATCGTTCCATGTATTTGTACTTTTCGTACACATACTTGTTGTACCACATCTCTATGCCGCTGTTGATAAAGTTTCCTAAATTAGAACTTACAAGCACAAATTCTCTTGAATAATCATGCTTAAGCTCTAATATTCTAGTTGACATTATGCCTTTCTCAACATGAGTTTCAAAAAAGTTTCGTTCTAACAAACTTTGATCTACACCAGTCTCTGGAATAGTACATTTGTTGTACCTCATCCTATATCCAAAATGTTCCGTTAGAAACTTATTAAAACCAGAAGCTTCATTATATCTTCCTGAAGGTTCTTCCTTTTCTATTGTTTCTTCAATATCAAATAAAGCACCATCAGCATACAATATTGATTTATGATAAGCAAATGGAGTAGCAGACAAAAACAATACTTTAGTTTTTACTACAGTATCATAAGTGAAAGTTTTCATCTGATTCTTCCAAGCATCAAATTGCCAATGATATAATTCATAATCATCTTTAGCTGGATTATATACAGGTCGATCTCCAATAATGTCATAAGCTTTCTCTTTTACTGCAGAAGGCAGGTTTGAAACTACTTTATGTTTTTGCAGATAAGACGTTGCTTGACCCTTAGAATTTTGATTTAAATAATGCGATTCATCATAAATAATTAAATCCCATACTACATTGTCTAAAGTCTCGTTCTGATAAAAGTTTGCATAAGTAGTTACTCTTATATCAAATCCACTATCTTCAATACTTTGAAGCATATATAGATTTAAGTTAAGATGCTTAGCTTCTTCTATCCAATCGAGACATTTCGTTTCAGTAGGAGTAATGATCAATATGTTTCTGCAGCCTTTAGCACAGAATCTTTTAACAGTACCAAGACCAACAAATGTTTTGCCAGTACCAGTACCATTTGTACATAAATAACCTTTACCTACTCTGAAACGCTCTTCAATACGTAGAACATCTTCTTGTTGACTATCGTATAATTCAGAAAGCATTTCTTTGATGTTATCAAGATCTCCTTTTATGTAAGGAACATCGATAACGTTTTCTGTTTTTTTAGAGGTCATTTCCTCTTCGTGAAAATCAAACAAAAACTGCTCTTTTTTATTTGGAGCAATATTAGACATTTATATTAAGATTTCTACTTGAGTTGCAGTAGAACCATAAGGACCTACTGGAACTTTTATTTTTAAATCTTTTACAATACCAGCTTCTTCTAAAGCTTCTAGCATACCTTCGTTTTCACTCCATGTTTTAATGTATGCTACATTTTTAGGAAGAATTTCTGATACTATATACTTTCTAAAATCTATACTTTCTTCTGTTAAATTCACCGTAGCTGTAGCTATCGGTGAATCATCTGATGCATCTACAAGTAGAAGAGCTGTCGCTTTGTTACGATATTCTTTTTTAACTACTTTGCAATTCCAATTCTTAAAACTTACTTGTTTCATAACCTTGATTTTTAAAATTTATATTTATAATTAATTTATTTAATCTTTAAGTTCGTGATATCTTAAATACTCTTTAAGCATAGATAAAGCTTCAATAGCTTCTGAATCTTCATTTTTTTCAAAAACTTCTATAATATTACGAATACTAGAAAAATCTTTCCAATTTATTTTTGTTTGATGATATAACTTTATTAGACGTTGTTCTCCAATTTCGTTAAGATTTTCAATTTTACCATAAGTGTTTGGTTCATTGTAATTCATAACATGATCAACTGGTGAAAAATCTTTCCAATTTTGTATCGGTATTGCACTGTCTATATTTTTAAGCTCATCTTTAGTATAGACTTTTTGCATTATGTCTCTTTTTGATATTATTGTTTTATACATTTTCTTCGATTTTAAAATTCTTGTTTATAAATAATTTTTCAACAAATTCTTTTTTAATACCAGGATAGTTTTTAACTGCATCCCATGTTGATTCTATATCTCCTGTAAAATATGCTTCATGATTTGCTAGTTCTCTAAGAATAATACCTTCTAAAGTGTTTTCTTTAATGTCTTGCTGAAGAGAATCATTGTATATTTTGTCAAGTTCTTTCAAAAGCCATTCAGCTTTGTCTGCATTACAAACAAGACCGTTTCCAAGATTAGTAAAATGATCAGCTTCAGAATGTTTTTTAAAGCCTTCTTTTAATTGTTTTTTACTAAAAGCAAAAAAGGCATTCGCTTGTTCAAATGCCTTTGTTTGTCTGTCTTCCATATAATCTTGCAAATATTTCATACTTGATTTATTAATTCATTTTTATTTTTTAAAGCTTCTTTTATAGGCATAAACTCCCCTAACGCATCGATGTTGAATTTGTCTACAACAATGTACATATCTTCATCGTATGTTTGGCCTTGCCAATCTGGATAACCTTTTTCAAGGTATAACTGAATTCTATATTTTTGCATAATTAATCTATCCAGAAATTACCACAATCCTTACACTTATTTCCACAAGGATAATTGTTTATATAGGTCACGTTTCGATGTCTGTAAATATCCATATCTCCAAGCGTACAACCTCCTTCTTTGTAAGTCTGATTGTATTTTGCTTCAGCTTGCTGAATCTCTGCATTAACACTCTTTCTTATATCTCCTACATTAGCAGATGTAAGTTCTACTTTAGTGCTGTCAGCCCAATTAGATACCATGCCAGCAATAGAATACGTCCAGTTGTATTTAATCTCCTTTTCTAGATAAAGATTATCTAAATTAAAAGGAACAATAAGTGTACTTTGAATATCTGTTTCAAGTATATCTCCGCTTCCTTGAACATGATCAATAATTCCAATCTGATAGTTTTTAAACTGTATGCTTAAAACCTCATCAGTATCTATAAAATCTTTGATTTCTAATTCAAAATACACAAGTAATTCGCCACCATGTGTAGCATTTTCAATCATAGAATCAATAGCCTCATCATAATTTGAATTATCAAATATGTTGAGGTGTTTTTTAATTTTAATTCTTTCTGATTTAATTTCAGCTTCTGTCCAATTCCAACTACCAGAGGCCATTGTATAGCCTGTGTAGTAATTTGCAACAACTTTTTGTGTAAGCTCTATGAGCTCTTCTAAATTTTCATCTAACATAGGATATTCTATTTCATATCCCATATCTTCTAATTGATCAATAACCTCTGAAACATTCGAAGTATCAACCATAAATTTTGATAATTCATCTATGTATTTTTCAACTATTTCAGATCTTAATTCTCTTTGGCCATCAAATGAATAATCAATATTTAAATCAAATATTTCTTCTTGCACTTCACATAAATTCCCTCTAATTATTTTAGAGATTTGATCTATACTTAATTCTGAATTGTAATCCCAAAACAGCTTGTAAGATGTTTCTTGAATCTCCTTTGTGATCTCGTCAATAATATTCTTGATATTTCTCATAACCTTGTTTAATTAAAAATTGCGTAATAAGTAATGTTAAGCACTAAATAAATAATAATAAATATTGCTATATATCTATTTACTATTTGCTTGTGTCGATGCTCTAAAGATCCTTTACATTCGTAATGGCCTTTAAAATAGCTTTGCTCTTTTTCTTTAATTAATTGCTTTTGACATTTAGTTTCTGTCTGTTCTAATATAACTGAAAACTTGGTTTTAGCATACTCATATCCCATTTGGAATTGAGTAGCACAGCCCATTTGTTTTTTAATCTCTCCCATTTTTTCTCCAAGTTCTTTATTTGTAAAGTCAACTTGAAATTCGTCTGAGATTGCTTCTTTAATTGTAGAATAAGAATTTCCTTCTGCGTACAATTCAAATAATCTATTGTTAATTACTGAATGAAATACTGATTTATTTCCCATTGTTTTATAAAATAAAAAGGGCGTTCTGTGTAAAGAACGCCCTTTGATTGTTGTTAAGTAAATTACTAAACCTTCGCTAAAAATATAGTCGAAGATGCTAGCAATTCGTTTTTTGTGTAAGTTTTAGTAACTTCTTCACCAGTGTAACTATCAATGTAGCTGATAACAGCATCATCTAAAACATTGCTTGTTTTGTTAACTGTCTTTACAGTTTTTTCAAGCTGTCCGTCTAATACTCTGGTGCCAGTAACGAGAGCATCTAAATTTTCACTATTCAAAGGAATAAGCTTTGAATTGGGAAGATCATGCCCAGTCGCTTGTGTAGAATACGGACTGTTTTGTGTGTTTACACGTTTAACTGTAGGATTTGAAGGAGATACAATTGCATCTGCTTCATAATCCTTTCTTTCCATTTTTGCCATAACATTAAGTTTAAAATTATTGATATCAATTATACAAATATAATAAGATCAATGTCAGATAGATAGCAATAATGAAAAGAAGGTCTATTATTCTAAACCAGGCCTTCATCTGCAAAGCTTAAATAAGAGTTTGGATCTGGAGCTAATATCAAATGATCAAGCAGTTTAATATCGTGATAACTCAAAGCTTTATTTAGCTTGTCAGTAATATTTTTGTCTGCTTGACTTGGCTTAAGCGTTCCGCTTGGATGATTGTGTGCAAGTATTACAGATGTAGCTAGAGATTCTATTGCATATTTTAATACAACTCTAACGTCCACAACTGTAGATGTAATTCCTCCTTGACTAATTTTAACGTAGCCAATAGTATTGTTAGCGTTATTTAAGCACAGTAAATAAAAACTCTCATAAACGTCAATATCTTCGTAATAAAATTCACGAATATATTTATTTGCTTCAGAGCTTAATGTAATCTTGACTTTCTTGATATCTGTTTTATTCTTCTTGATTGAATAATTTGGAATATTAGCTTTATAAGTTTTCATTTATTTTCTATTAAAGTTTTGACTGTAATTGTTACGTTGTTTTTTCTTAGGTTCTTCTGTAATCTGCTCACGTAAATACGGAGCATATACTAAAGTAAATCCTACACCAGCTACAGTAAGCGCTGCTGATACATTAAGACCGTATTGGGCCATTGCCAATACGGTAAATGAGAAAATAACTACATCTATTATTCTTGAGCTTTTGGAGACTAACCACCTTAGCGGTCCAATAGATTCGATAAGTACTACCAAACCTATTAAAGTTAGAACTCCAAAAAATGTTGCTGTAAGTATATAGCTACCGATTATAAACGATGCTATAATTATCAATAGGAATATTAATCCCCCTTTAGTTGATTTCTTCATGACTATGAGTTTACTTCTGATTCATATGCGGCTTGTGCGCTATCATCATCTGGTGATGTGAAAGCTTTGTTTAGTTCATTGTACAACATTGAACTAGCAATGATGATAGTCTTTTGAGTCTCTTCTGTACGATTGTGGCGATCTTCAATGACTGAAGACTCAGCTCTTCCAGTAAGCTTGTTAGATATTTTTGCTTCTGCTCTAGCTGTTATGTCTGCTGAGCTTTTTAATACAAAATGGATATCACCAAGTATGTAAGAGCTTAGTTTTGATGTTGTCATTGCTACGATACTGCCTTTTTTTAATGGATTTTTCATGATTTCTTGTTTTAGATTATTCATTAATTTTACTGCCGGCAATTATTAATTGCTCTTTGCAGTGAGGTAAGTCGATCTTCCAATTAGTTTCTGCTGGCATTTGTCTGCCTTCAGTATAACCTTCTTCTAAAAGCTTTGCTATTTTTTTAAGCTTGTTGGAGATCTGCTTATCTGGTAAGTAATTGGAAAATTCAACATGTAAATTCATACTATTGTTTTAAAGTATTGAATCAGCAAAATTAATATTTGCTTTTAAATTGTATGCTAGGCATATTTTATAAACTTCATGAGCCTTTAAAGTGCTTTCAGCTGCAACGGTAACTTTTCGTTGCCCGTTGTTTGATCGTATTAAAGCAACGTACTGCAATACTCTATCAAAAGGCTTAGCTATTTTATAAGCTAATTGTCTGACCGTTGGCCTTTCATCAAATTGAATTTCAATCATGCCAGGATCACGTCGTTTTTTAAGCGGATTTGTAAAGTCTTTAGGCAATACATCTTCTTCCTGATCTTCATTGTTTTCATCAAAATACAACATCCATTTAGGAACACTGTCTTTAGTTTTAGAAAACATTTTCTTAACCTCTTCTATTGCCTCGTTGAAATCTTTATGTAGATCCATAAATGCAGGAATGTTTATATAGCCTAATACATTATCAATACTGATTTTAAGTTCAAACTTATCGTCTAACTCAAAAGATAAACTTATTTGCTCGTTTATTTTGACGTATTCGAATAATCTCATGCCTATTGATATGAATGTATCAGTTATAGTAGAAACGCTCTGTGCGTCCAAATTTTGCCTATCAGCAGAAGTCTTAGACAGTATGTAAGATAGTATTTCTTCTAATTGTTTAGAATCTTCTTTTAATTCGTTCGGAGATAATATTACTTGTAATCCCGAGAATTGTATCCCTATCCTGTCTTGTTCAATCTTGATTGTTATTTCCATAGTGTGTAGCGTATAATGCTCGCCAGCTTTAAACTTGATTAGTAATTCATCGTGTATGTACGATTGTTGTTTATGTGTTTTGATTATTGATTGTGTGGTGTATATCGTAATCCACTTGAGAATTCAAATGGTACATCACATGGTGATCGTAAAAATGTCTGAGCTTCACCAGCTCCACATCTATATACTCTCATAGTATTCATTAACATAGATATTGATATCATAACTTCTTGTTTTTTTTAATAGTAATATTCTCCCCCCTTCAAGGGGGAGAATTATATTACTGTTATTATACTTAAGCATTCACAGTCCTACGTGATTGCTTTACTAAATTTCTCCAACGTAAATAATACTCACGTTTATGAAATCTGTTTACAGGTTTTCCCTCTAACTTATTACCAAATGCATCATACGTTACAGGTATGTACCTGCTACGCTGCTCCACTGGTGCAATTAATAACTCAGCCTTGCCAGTAACCTTATCAGTATACTTAATTACTTGATAAGGATTCTCTCTCCTGTTTATACTCCCGTTTAATCCTACTACCCACTTCTTAATAGGAAATCTCTTAGGTTGATTCTCCAACCTCCAAGCTAACAAAGAAGAAACCTTAACTCCCTTAAAATTCTTCTCCTCACCCTTACCAGTGTGTTTCCTATCAATATAGATAGTAACATTACACATTCGTTTGCCATAGTCAAACGATGTGATCTTATAACCTATTACAACTTCCTTAATGTTTACAGTACCTTCCATAATTTCCTTGTTTTAAAACTTAAATTTATTAACGATTATCTACTGTAGTAAGACTATCTCACCACAGTATGTAATACAGCAGTATTTAGCAATATTACAATTCTTACACACAACAAGTTTTAACCGTATGTATGCAAGTATTATTCAAACGTATTATCAGAATGTTCCTCAAGATGTCTCTCAAGAAATATCCCTCAAGTGTTTACAATATGTTTTTACAAACTCTGTGTAAATATTATAGTAAAAAGTTACACACAAATTTTACAGAAAAGTTACACATGTTTTTAGAAGCTTCCCTATACATATTGTAGACAAAAACGCTCGAAAGCCCTATAAAGCCTCAAAAAAGGCCTAAAAAGTGTAACAATTCTTGTTACATTCTGCTTTCAACTATGTAACAACTTTTGTTACACGAAAAGTGTTAAAATGTAACAACTTTTGTTACACATTTTTCAACTATGTAACAACTTTTGTTACACATTATGTAACAACTTTTGTTACATAATTCGACATTTTGATAGGATTATTGACATATAATTCTATCTTTGTCGATGCGTAGACTTAACAATTAATCTTAACTAAATTAAATTATGATAGAGACGATAAAGAGACTTATTTCCAGAGACTATAAGACTAGAGTACGAAAGTTCGAGCTACCTATGAGTAGCATTAAAGCTTTGCGTAAGCTTAGTCCTAAGTCTCATGACTTATTGATAGATATTATAGAGCAGGTAGGTGCTGGTTTAGAAGTAGAAAACCTCATCGTTACAGGTAACCACGAGGATTTCGGCTTCAAGCACAAACATGCATTCTATAGGTCTCGATCGGAGTTAGTCAAGGCTGGCTTCATAGTACACGATGGACAGGATCATTATGTTAATCCTGTTATGATCGGGTACAATACGAGAAGGCAGCTAGATTGCTTCTATCGTTTATTTAAAATAAAGACAGAAACTCCCGTTAATATGGGTCAGTTTGACAGATAGTATTATCTTTGTCTCACTTCATTGACTTACTAGTCACTATCATGTTAAGATGATTGTTGGTATGTCTACGCAACTTGAAGACTAGACACCTGAGCTCCCGCTTGGGTGTTTCTATTTACACGTTTACCATAGTTCTTAGCAGATTCCCATTGACGTCTTATGAAAGCCTTGTCAAGGTTCACTGGCTTATTAAATGGTGTAGTGTCCAGATGTTGCACATCGCTGAGGTTGTTATTCCTGTAGTGGAATACATTGCCTTTGTTTAGAGACTTGATAAACATTCTCCAAATCTTACGCTTAGGTATCAGCGTGTTGATGGCAGAGACCTCATCATCGGTATAACCGAGTTTAGATAGCAGTCGCTTGTTGTCCTTGAGTGTTACCAATGTCTTGGCAGTTACTCTTGGCTTACGCTTAGTCTCTTCTAGTGAGTAGATAACAGCGTCGTCATGTAATACATGTACTCTTCTTCTTACTCTTGGTCGTCTTGTTCTTGAATTACTCATAATCTTGATGCCTGTTACCAGGACTTTGTTTATACTTGATTAATAGATACAGAGGCTTCTTTGTTTAGACACGCCAGAAACTCTTTAAGACGTGTTTGCTTTTTTGTTTGTAAGCCTATTGAAACAGCTTGACACCCTTGAACCATACTTCAATGTCGTCGTACTTGCGTACGGAGGCAAGCCACTCTATGGCAAGATCATCGGGATGAATGCCCGCATGTATACAGCTATAGATATGTTTTATCTGGCGCTCGCAATAGTCCATTTCATAGAAGCTACTAAGCTGGCTCTTGGTAAAACGAGAAGGAGCATAGACCTTGACAACAAGGCCGATGCTCCTAAGACAATCGGAGAAAGCCCAATTGTGGAGCTCTTGCATGTACGCCAAACGTACGCAAGGTTCTGACAATACCTCATCATAGATCTGATAAGGGATATCCATGTGCTCACTAGCTGCCTCATGCAGCGAGACATTATACAGGTCAACGGAAATAGATAGACTGCTCATAGTAAATACGCCTGTTACCAGGACTTTGTTTATACTTGATTAATAGATACAGAGGCTTCTTTGTTTAGACACGCCAGAAACTCTTTAAGACGTGTTTGCTTTTTAATGTGTTTTCTACGCGTTGATATCGTAGTCCTCTTCTGATTCGTAGTTGTCTGATATTGATTTAGTGTCAAGGACGCTCTTACTAATAGTATAAGTTAGAGCTCCCCAAGCTAAAGCTGTGTAAACTGTGCCTGCTACAACTTGAGTTGTCGTGTAAACAGTACCAGCAACTACAAAGTAGTACACTGAAGCTGATGATAAAGCACCTATAGATGCAATAGCTAAAGCTTTCTGAGGTGTAGACAAATTGTTCCACCATAGTTTAATAGCATGTGGATTCTTAGTTAAAGCTAAGGCTTGTACTTGCGCGTTGATTGACTTGTTCATCATGTTATATTTAAATGATTAAGAGATACCGATACGATATCGGACTCTCTTTTTTGTGTTTTTACAACGAGCCCCCCGTACCCGAAAACGGGAAAGAGGGCGGGGCTAATTGGCTATTAACCACCTGTCGATACAAATCCTGAAAATTTTTTGAATTTTTTTTGAGATTGTTACGTCATAATGTCGCAAAGAATATTATATTAGCACCATGGCAAAGAAGAAGAAAGTCGGCATACATGAAACGGAGCAAGTTACTTTAGTGTCTAGGAAGTGGGATAAGGTGTATGTTAAGCAGATGATGTATAAGAATGCTTTGGAGTTGTACAAGCGGAGGGATGGAGTAAGATGTGTGATATATCAGGTAGGCTTCAGTAGTTTAAGGAGTAATGTTGAGAGCAGGGATGAGTTATTGAAAGCACCTGAAGTGCCATTGCCACCACCTGTGCCGGCATCACCGGCTCAGGAGTTTGTTCCGCCACCGCCACCACCACAGTAAACAATTAAAACTAAATATTATGTCAGATTTTATTAAAAGATTAGAGAAAGAGAAAGAAGAATTAGCAGACAAGACTCATAAGCTTTCTGTGTTTAAATCTTCTGTTAAGTTTTTGGAGATTTCAAAAGAGCAACAGGCTTTGCTTAATGTACAATTTGATGCTATGACAACTTACGGGACTTGTTTAAAGGAGAGACTTAAGCAATTAAAAGACTAACCAGAAGCTATGTTTTATTATTCAAAAAAGGGGTTGAGCCAATTTGATAAGGCAATAAAAAATTTTTATCAACAGAGGATAAAATCAAAAAAGCAATGAGTACGTGTGTTTGTAAAGAAAAAGGGGAGACTGATATAGATAATACTGGTGCGGTATTTTGCAGTGTGTGTTATTTGCCTGTAGGAGAGATAGATGATTATGAAGATTGGGAATTGGCTCCAGAAAGTAGAGTTGTAAATGTTTACGAAAAAAAAGACAAATGAATTTTCATTACGATCTCATACTGAGTTACAGTCCAGAAATTACCTCTAATGCATTCTTCTAGTTGGAGTAAGGGATAGAAGAGTAATAGCGAATAGTAGCGGGGGAATGAATAAGAGTATAATTAAAAACTAAATAAACAATGGAAAAACTAAATGGCATCATTATTAACGATGAAGATTACCTGGTAGAAAGACTGCCAGATTACTTTAAGAAAAAAGAAAAAAACTTTGACACACGCATTATAGAAACTATGCCTGTGTACGTAGGTATTATAAGAAAGGCTGGGAAAAATCTTTCTCAGGAAGTAGAAGGTAATGTGCTTTATTACATGTCAGATATAGCTGATAGAATTGAAATTAAAAATATCGGAAATTTTGAAGTTGTAAACGATAAGCACAAATACCTCATCAGAACAGATGAGGACAGTACTAACATTTAAAATTAAAAACAATGTCAAAATTAAGCGTAGAAGATTTTAAAGATCTTACAGTAAAAGAGTTTCAAGTAAAACTTAAAGAGTCAAAAAGTATCGATTTTTTACAATCGTTATCAGTT